GCAGCTAACATTACTGCTGACGAAGCTAGAGCAAAAGGTTATGTTAAGGGTTCTCAAAAGGTTGAAGAAGTTGTTACAGCATTAAAGAGAACAACAACTCCAACAACTGTCTATAAGTTACAAAAATTAGACAGAGACGATGTAATTGACATTACTGATTTCGACGTAATCGTATTCCTTAAGGCTGAAATGAGAGTTATGCTAAATGAAGAATTAGCAAGAGCATTCTTAATTGGTGATGGTAGATCAGGAGACAGCGATGATAAGATTAATCCTCTTAACATCCGCCCAATCTATGGCGATAATGCAGTTTATACTGTTGTTAGAACACTTACACCATCTGTTGGTGCTACTGCGGCTCAAAAAGCTAAGGCACTTATTCAAGATATCATCAGATCAAGAAAACTTTACAAGGGTTCCGGTAATCCAACATTCTTCACAACTGAAGATGAATTAGTTGAAATGTTACTTCTTGAAGATACAAACGGAAGAGTTGTATACGAAAGCGTTGACAAGTTAAAGACAGCACTACGTGTTAAAGAAATCGTCACAGTTCCAGTAATGGAAGGTGTTAATAGAGTTGTTGGTGAAGATCAATTCAACTTACTTGGTTTACTTGTTAACTTAACTGACTATAACGTCGGTGCAGACAAGGGTGGTCAAGTATCACTATTTGAAGATTTCGACCTAAACTTCAACAAGCATGAATACCTAATTGAAACTCGTTGTTCTGGCGCTTTAAAGAAGCCATACAGTGCAATCGTGTTTGAATCTAAGGGTGCCGTTGTAGCTGGTTAATCCAGTTTAGGTAAACAATCAAAATGGCTAAATACTTTGGCGTAATTGGATACGGTGTATCCGAAGAAGAAGAAACAAGTCCTGGCGTATGGGAAAAGAAGATAACTGAGCAAGAAATTTTCGGCGATGTCTTCAAAGACTCAAGCCGTCAAACACCTAGCGAAAATCTTAATGATAATATCACAATGTCAACAAAGATTAGTTTCTTAGCTAACACATACGCCAACGAAAATTTCCATTTAATTAAATATGCGAGTTACAAGGGGACTCTATGGAAAGTCGTATCGGCAGATCCATCTGAGTACCCCCGACTTGTATTGACTTTAGGGGGTGTGTATAATGACTAAGGCTAGCAGGCTTAAACTGCACACGGATCTATGTGAAATCCTAGGCACAACAAATGTCTATTTTCAACCCCCGGAGTCAATAACTATGAAGTATCCTGCTATCGTGTATTCTTTAGCTGACATTGGAAAAACCCATGCTAGCGACAGTATTTACGATACACAAACTAAATACAAAGTAACATTGTTGGACAAAAATCCAGACAGTGACATAGTAAAGAAATTATCTGATTTTAAATTCTCCGTATTTGATCGGCATTATGCCGCAAACGGATTAAATCATTTTAGCTTCACGATCAACTATACAAAAAAATAATAATAAGGAGAAACAAACATGAAATTACAATGGGATAAAGCTGGAGAAAGATTCTGGGAAACCGGCGTCTCCAAGGGTGTATTATTTCCAATGACCGCTCCAGGAGTATACGGAGCCGGCGTACCTTGGAATGGTTTAGTTAACGTAACACAAAGTCCTTCAGGTGCAGAACCGTCTGCAATCTACGCAGACAATATTAAGTATTTAAATCTAATGTCTGTTGAAGAACTAGAAGCTTCAATTGAAGCATATACTTATCCTGACGAATTCGCAATATGCGATGGTTCAGCAGTAGTAGCAGCTGGTGCTAAGATTGGTCAACAAGCTCGTAAGATGTTTGCATTGGCTTACCAAACAAAAATTGGTAATGATCTAGACCCAGAACTAGGCTACAAGATTCACATCATTTACGGATGTTTAGCAGGACCAAGTGAGAAATCACATGACACTGTTAATGACAGTCCAGAAGCAATGACTTTCAGCTGGGATCTTACAACTACTCCAGTAGATGTAGCGGGATTCAAACCAACAGCATCGATTGAAATTGATTCAACAAAGACTACTCCTGCAAACTTAGCAGCATTAGAACTTATCCTTTATGGAAAAGACGCAAGTGTTGACCCAGTAGAAGCAGCAGTAGCAGCTAGACTAGTATTACCTAATGAAGTCATTTCGATTCTAGGTCTTGCTGGATAATTAACTTAAATTAAAGGGATTGTGATATCGATTGCAGTCCCTTTTAATTTTTTAAACAAAAAAATAAAAATAAAAGGAGAACTAAGAAAATGTTAGTAAAGAAAATTAATTACACGGATTACAAAGGTGTCAAAAGAGAAGAAGAATTATATTTTAATTTGTCAAAGGCTGAAGTTGCCGAAATGGAACTAAGTCATGCTGGTGGTTTATCTGAAAAGATCAAAAGAATTGTAGCAACCCAAGATGGTGCTGAAATTATTTCACTATTCAAGGATTTAATTGTTAGAGCATATGGTGTTGTCTCAGATGATGGTAAACGATTCATCAAGAATGACAAACTAAGAGAAGAATTCCTTCAAACAGAAGCTTATTCGGAATTATTTATGGAATTAGCTAGCGATGCTGATGCAGCATCAAAATTTGTTAACGGTATCATACCTCAAGTAGACTCCGTTAAAAAATCATAAGATAATAGGAGGATTTAAAAATGAAGAAATCTGTAGTTATTGAATTTGAAAATTCAACTCCGTCGGCAATCCCGACAAAAGCAACTATCGATATTGACCTTGTTGAAGTGCCAGAATTACCAACTGTAAACGGAACATACAATCTTACCGTTTTAGATGGCGTATATACTTGGACACTTGTTGGTTAAAGTAAAATAAACTTAAATTAAAGGAGAAAAGGAATGCTTACAATCACTATTCCAAAAAGAAAGTTATGGAACACTCAATTAGAAGAGTTCGTAGACACTAAAGAATATACATTGGTTTTAGAGCATTCCTTGGTCTCCATTTCTAAGTGGGAAGCCAAGTGGCACAAACCATTTATTAGTGACGAAAAAAAGACGCAAGAACAAACTATTGAATATATAAAATGTATGACACTTACACAAAATGTTGATGAAAATTGTTATAGTATGCTAACAAAAGAAAATTTTGAAGAAATAACCAAATACATCGACAACAAAATGACAGCAACTTGGTTTAGTGAACCTTTAAATAAACCAACGGGGCCTGTTAAAAAAGAAATAATTACAAGCGAGTTAATTTATTATTGGATGATTGCCTATGAAATACCAGCGGAGTATCAAAAATGGCATCTAAATAGATTATTAACCCTAATAAAAGTTTGTAATGCAAAAGCTAAAACCGCGAATAAAAAACAAAGTAAAAAAGAAATATTGGCAAGTAATACTGAATTAAACGCGGCAAGAAGAAAGAAACTTGGTACTTCTGGATAAAAAATTTAAAAGAAGGGACTTCACGATATGTTAAAAGTAAAAAGTAAAGGCAATTGGGATAGGACCGATAAGTTTTTTAAGAAGTCCATAAAAGTTACTAAAATTGAAAATATTACATTACTAGCAGAACAATGCATAGAACGTTTAAAAGAAGCAACTCCAAAAGATTCTGGTTTAACTGCCAATTTATGGAGTTACGAAATAGATACAACTAAAAATAAAAGGTCCCTATACATAACCAATTCAAATATTCAAAATGGAGTTAAAGTAGCTCTACTATTAGAATTTGGTCATGCCACAACTAGTGGATCATGGGTAGAAGGAAAAAACTTTATAGGCCCCATTACACAAGAAGTATATAATGGTATATTAAGCGATACATGGAAGGAGTTGAGGAAACTATGAGTAAGTTTGTAGATGAACGCGTTGTTGAGATGTCGTTCGATAATAAAAGATTTGAATCAAATGTTAAAACCAGCATGGGTACCATCAATGAACTTAAAAATAGTCTAGACTTCTCTGGTACAGCTAACAGTCTTAATAATCAATTAAATCATGTAGACACTGGTGGTTTGTCAGGCGCTATAATGAATGCCAAACACAGTTTTACATTATTTGAAATAGCAGCAATAGCATCCATAGCGAATATTACAAATCGTATAATTGATATGGGTATTCAAATGGTTAAATCATTAAGTACTGATCAAATAGGTGCTGGTTGGGATAAATTTGGACAATCAGCCATTAGTGAAGCAACCTTATTGGCACAAGGATTTAGTCAAGAAGAAGTATCAGCCGTTTTAGAAAAACTATTATGGTATACGGATGAGACTTCATACTCATTTACAGATATGCTTGATAACATGTCTAAATTTACAGCAACGGGTCAAGATTTAGATGATGCAGCAAAAGCAATGATGGGTATAGCTAACTGGGCAGCACTGTCTGGACAGAATGCCGGTGTTGCAAGTAGAGCGATGTACCAATTATCACAGGCAATGGCACAAGGAAATGTTAGATTAATGGATTACAAATCAATTCAGAACGCTAACATGGATACAAAAGAATTTAGAGAAACCGTCTTAGAAACAGCAGTGGCAATGGGCACATTGATACAAAATATTGACGGTTCATATACCACTTTAACCGGAAAGACCTTTAATATTGGTCAGTTTACAACCGAACTTTCTGAATTATGGTTTACATCAGAAGTTTTAATGAGCAGTTTAGATAAGTATTCTTCTGGTTCTGAAAAACTTTATGAAAAAATAGCAGAAGATGACTCTATAAATACTGCATCAGAAGCCATTGCAAAATATGGAGATGATTTAGATGAATTTGAATTAAAGGCGTTTCTAGCGGCACAAGAAGCTAGAACTTTTAAGGACGCGGTTGTAGCAATAAAGGACGCAGTTGCGTCTGGTTGGATGAACGTATTTACACAAATATTTGGTAGAGTTGCCGAAGCAAAAATTTTATGGACGGGCTTTGCAAACGAATTGTATAATGTTTTCATGGATGGAATGTGGACCAAAATAGATGTACTTAGTATATGGGCAGAGAATAATGGTAGAGATGATTTATTTGCCAATACAGAAGAAAATACGGGTGCGTTTTGGAATCTATTCCGTGCCATAGTTGCAATAAAAGATTTAATAGGCGGATCATGGCAAAAAGTGTTTGGTTTCTCAGACCTAGAAGACTATGATGAACGAGTTGAAGACATTGCAACTAAATTAAAAACATTTACTGAAAATTTAAAAGAATGGTCTGAAGGTTTAATAATGTCCTCCGAAACAACCGAGGTGTTAACTAATATTTTAACAGGATTGTTCTCGATATTAAAACTTGTCGGAAAAACAATAATTGCCGTATGGCAAGGTTTTGAACCATTATTAGAAGTTATGAAACCATTAATTGGTTATATACTTTGGGCATTAGGTTTGGTTGGAAAAGAGATAACCGATTTTACAGAAACAACAACCGTCTTTGAAAAGATTACACAAAATTTACAAAAATTCTTTACAGCAATAATTGACTTTGTTAAAAGTTTAGAATTATTAAAAAATGTTAAGATTTTAGTAGATGCTTTCGGATCATCACTACAAAAAGTATTAGGTGATACAGACGCAAACACGGTTGCTGTATCAGGATTTAGATCAGTTATAGATTCACTCTCTAGAGCATTTCAATGGCTCGGAGACGTATTTACAAAATATATATTACCAGTATTACCAAGAGCTTTTGAGTTATTAGGAACTGGCGTTGGATGGTTAGTAGGCACAATTATTAACTTAATTACTAATATAGGAGATTTAATTAAAAGATTTAGAGAATGGGTCAAGGCTAACCAAACAATTCAAAATGGTTTAGGTAAACTAAAGACCGTCCTAGTTATTATAGGGGATACATTCAAGAGACTAATGGTTAACATTAAAGGTTTCTTTGCGTCGTTCGGAAGTGTCAATATGAAACCTGTAGATAAATTCACAGGTGATGTAGAGACTAAATTTAGTCCATTAAAAGCGTTTATTGAAGGGTTATCAAACCTGTTTCAGGGATTATGGCATGTGGTTAAGGCGATCTTACCAGTAGTTGGAGCATTCTTTTCTTTTATAGGAAAAGCTCTCACCACTATAGGCGATAAACTTAAAGCAATTTTCACGACTGGTGATGGGGAAACAGACTTTTCAAAAATATTTACAGTAGGTTTCTGGGCATTAGTATTAGTTGGTGTTTATAGATTTGCTGATATGTTACGTTCAATAACGCAAGTATTTAGAGATTCTTTCGATAGTATGTTTGATTTCTTTAACTCCAAGGCAATGATGCAGTATATGGAAGCGATTAAAACAATGGCTATTAGTATATTACTTATGGTTGGTGCATTATTAATATTGGGTTCTATGGACACGGCGGTTCTTACAAAAAGTATGATAGCGCTTGGTGTTCTTGTTGGATTTATAGTTGGTGTAATGATACTAATGAAGAGTCTAATAAAAGGAATGTCCATAACATCTAAATCAGGATTTTTCGGAGCCAAAGAAACAATAAGTACAACAGCCAATATAGCCCAATTAGGAATTGCATTCATTGGTTTAGGTCTTGCAATATTGTTACTAGCAACATCCCTGAAAATGATTAGTAAAATGAATCCAAAAGAAATGATGTATAGTCTAGTAATTCTCGGATTATTGATGGGTATGATAGTAACGGTTATGAAAGTTGTTGGTAAAACTGAAAAGGGAGTAAACAAAGCAGTTAAATCAATGGTTAAAGTCGCTGTGTCAGTAGCGTTATTGGCTAGACCATTAAAGATAATCGGTAGTATTGATATAGAGACTGGTATTAAAGGTCTTATAGGAATTGCCGCATTAATGGCCATACTAACATTATATTCTCAATTTTCAAAGTCAATAGATCAGTCGCAAAGACCGATACATGGTATGTTATCAACTGCATTTGCATTGATATTACTAATTATTCCATTGAAAGTTATAGGAGCAATGGATTGGGGTAGTCTGGGCAAATCATTTGCTGCAATTGCTGCGTTATTTGCGATATTGGTAATTGTTAGTAAAGTGATGAACGAGGGTGACGCTCATAAACTAAAAGAAATAAGTTGGATACTTGCGAAAGTTGGTGTCGGTTTAGCAGCATTTGGAATAGCAATGTTGATTATGGGACTAGTTAGTTGGGGAGCAATAGCCAAATCGTTATTGTCATTAGTTGTTGTATTTGGATTATTAGTTGCCATGAATAAGATATTAGATAAACAACTTACAAAACCAAGAGTAGAAAATCTAAACAACATGATGAAAGCATTAAGAAAATTAGCATTTGGTTTAGCATTATTTGGTATAGCTATGTTAATAGTGGGAATGAACAGTCCAGGAGCAATAATTAAATCACTATTATCATTAATAGTTGTATTTGGATTGTTGGTTGCTATGAATAAAGTACTAGATAAACAACTTACAAAACCAAGAATCAAAAATATGTCAAAAACAATATGGTCCTTATCAGCATTATCAATTGGTCTTACAGCCTTTGGAATAGCTATGAGAACTATAGGAAATATTCCTTGGTTAAAGATATTAAAATCCTTAGCAACAATAGCAATTGTTTTTGTTATGTTAGGGGCATTTGATAAAGTATTAAAATCTACAGGATCTAGTTGGTATACGATGATCGCCATGGGCGGTGCATTAATGATATTAGCGGCAGGTCTGTTAGTACTTAGTGTTGCTTTATTGGCGCTAGGAAGTATGCGATTAGTAACATTGGCTAAAGGATTAGGCGCAGTGGCGTTAGTATTCGTACTACTCGCAGCTGCAGCAAAAGTCTTATCACCAGTTATATTAACATTATTGGCATTATCCGCAACATTTATTTTATTTGCAGTTGGAGTGTTCTTATTGGTATCAGCCTTTAGTGCACTAGTAGCAATGATGACTATTTCAGCAGCAGTATTTGCAGCTGGATTAATAGCCATGTCAACAGCAGTGGTTGTGGCAGCGCCAATGATTATGCAAGCGTTATGGGCTATAGTAGAAGGTATTTTAGAAATGGTAACGAATGCAATACCACTAGTTATAGAGGTATTAACAACATTAATTTTAGAGATTCTAAATGCAATAGATACCATTATACCACCTCTACTAGCAACTATAACAAATTTATTATTTAACATTTTAGATTCAATTAGTATAGTAATACCGAAGATTATAGAAACGTTATTAACACTCCTAGAACAATTATTAGGAGCTATAGTAGAGATATTTCCAACGGTTACATCAACATTGATGACTTTATTATTTGAATTATTAGACACATTAATTACAAATATACCAGAATTAGTTAATAAGTTAGTTGATTTATTTATAGGATTAATATCAACATTAGGTGAAAGATTACCAGAAATAATGATGGAGATGGCCCTATTCCTAACAAACTTTGTTAACGGAGCGGTAGCAGCATTGATTGAACTAATACCAAATATGGCATCTGCCGGTTTTGATTTAATAATAGGTGTTATGGACGGTATTGGTGATGCTCTTGTAGAAAACGCACCTTTACTAAGAGAAGCGATGATTAAATTAGCAACAGATATGATAACTGCATTCGCGTCATTCTTCGGTGTGGACTCTGATTTCATTAAAAACGGCGAAGAAATAATAATTAACATTGGAAAGGGTATAAAGAGTAAAACAACCGATGTTATAATAGCAGTGCAAGAATTCGCTGGTAACATTAGAAGAGTATTCTCGGATGGATGGGAAAGTTTTAAAACAACAGGTAAAGATGTAATTGCTAAAATATTAGAGGGATTAAAATCAGCATGGACCGCCACTGAAACATGGTTCAAGAATAGAATTGATGACATAAAGGGTTTCTTTGACGACGCATGGAACAGCTTTAAACAAATAGGGAAAGACATTATAGGCGGTATTATACAAGGTCTAAAAGATGTGTGGAACAATTTGAAGAAAGAAATTGAAGACTTGGCTAATGCATTACCAAAATGGATGCGTGATATATTAGGTATTAAATCACCATCTACAATATTTTCAGATATTGGTAAGAACATTGTTCAAGGTATTATAGGTGGAATAACTGGCTTATGGGACGACATAAAGAAGGAAGTTGAAAAATTAGCTAGTGCACTTCCTAATTGGATGAAGAAAATATTAGGAATTAATTCCCCATCAAAAGTATTTGCTGAAATCGGTGAATTTATAGATCTTGGGTTATCAAAAGGTATTACTGATAATTCTGGTGAAGTATATGATTCTGTTTCTGGATTAGCCGATGAAGCAATTGATGGTGCAAAAGATTCAGGTTTATCAAAAGTACTATCAGAACTTGGTAATTCATTAAATTCAGACTTCGATAATGAAGTTGTAATAAGACCTGTAATGGATTTATCAGAAATTCAAAATGGAAAAAATCTTTTATACAGTATGATGAATGATATGGGAACATATGATATTTCAGGTTCAAATTCAATCGCAGGAAGAACTAGAGACGATATTAACAGCGGTTCTAGAAGAAGCGGCGATGATTCTAAAAATGGTAGTAAGCAAGGTAACACAATTTCAGAAGTAGTACATAATACGTTCAATATTAAGGGGTCTAATCCTAAAGAAATTGCGGATGAAATCTCAAGAGCGTTACAAAATCAAGTAGATAGGAGAAAAGCAAAATGGGCACTATGATATTCAATGGCATCTCCACGATAGACTCAGGGGTCGTAATACAGACCCCTCCTGTCTACGAATTTCCTACCAAAAGAGCTGATGTTATTCAGATCGAAGGTCGAAATGGAGACATTATAATTGATAAGAACTCGTACAACAATGTTAATAGAGAGTATAACATAGCATCAGTCTTTAGAAAAAATGACTCTTTTATATCAAACGCACGTGTAATAGTAGATTGGTTGTCATCAGTTAGTGGTTATGCTCGACTTGAAGACTCATATGAACCAGAATACTTTCGACTAGCGATGTACAGATCTGGTGGTCAATTACCAACCTTCTACGATAAGGCAACTGCCATTATTG